CTACCGAACTGGGAATCATGGTAGGAATGAAGTGAGTCCTTCTGGTAGCCTTGGAAAGCAGGTCCAGAAGATTATCACCAAGATTGCCTTCATGGTCCGCGTAATAACTGGCCCAACGTGGATTATTCGACGAGGTAGAGTTAATCGTACCTACGTTGTAAGTAGTCCCGCTGCCGTCGTTATAACGACCAAGATAACCTGTAAAGCCACCTGTGGAGCCACTCGTCCCCAGAGACAGCCATGCGGCCAAACCGTGGGGGTTCTTCTTATCGGAGGCACTCGCAGGTGAAAGAAGGAGTTTCTCCTGCAAAAGCTCTGCAAACTCCCTATACATATTCTTCTGCTTGCCAATGAGATAGTTGTAAATTCTTACCTCGTTGCCCGTATTCATTGCCAACTCAATACGGTTATAGTCCATATTGGTCGTAGCATGAACCCAATCAACCTTAATTTCCTCGTCTGTGTTTACAACATTATGAGTGTCCGGTTCCCAGAGGGAAATCATTTTTGCGTTACCCGTGTCCTTCAAGGTAATGAATGCTTTTACCGCATCACCACTATCGCGGTCTGCACCCTTGAACCACATATTATAAAGTTCATGTGTTACATCATTGAAAGTCATCTCTAAAGCATCTTTTTTATAAGACGCCAGAGTAGACTGCCCAACATCTGTTGCTTGTTCAATAGTAATATCTGCCGAAGCCATATCAAATGCCTTTCTTTTTACTCAGACATGCCAGCAGCCTTCATTGCTTCTTTTACAATGTTCTCCTTGTACTGGTCAGTGCCTTTATCTGGTTCTTTTCTTTTTGTTTTCTTGTGTGTCGGACGGGCAGTAAACTTCCTTTCTCGGCTTTTTAGTCCCTTTACCACTTTTCGCATGGCTAAATTCTCGGCATTTTTGCCACGATATAGAATGATGGAATCTTCAAGAGCATCATCAAAATTGCTATAAAGTCCTGTATTCATCATACCAATGGCCTTATCCCAGATACCAGAACGCTCGCGTACTGATTTATTTCTTATATCTAAACCCCCATCTTTATCAGCAGGGAGTTTTCTTGAGTTGCCAAGAATAGGAAAATCTTTTGCCAGTTCGTCCATTTTAGTATTCGCTTCTCGGAAATTACGCACTAAGGCCTCTTCTTCAGCCTTTTGTCTCCTTGCCTGTTCTTCCGCAGTAACAGTGTTCAAGGAGGAGGTAAGTGTCTCGACCTGATTAGCCAACGCCTCAAGCATATCAGCCGCATCACTGTCTTTCTTGCGGAGATTTGCTAATTTAGTTAGGTCAAATGCAGGTTCGTCTACCTCTTCTGCACCCGTGTCCTTTTCCTCAGAATCGGACTCATCTTTTTCATCGGGCTTGTCAAGCAGATTTTTTATATCCTCTATTAAATTAGGAGCAATTCCCTTGACTTTTTCAAGGGTATCTTCATCCAATCCAAGGAAATCCAAATCAGATTCTTCCCCATCACTATCGGGGCCGTCAACATCTTCGATGTTATCTTCTTCTGGCTCCTCGTCTTTATCGTCTGGATTGAGAATATTAGATATATTGTTTAATGCTTCCTCTTTTTCATCGACCTCTTCATTATCAATGACACCGTCATCTTCAAGAGTATCGTCATCTTCAAGAGTATCGTCATCTTTTACGTCTTCTAAACTCATCTTGTCCCCTTATACATTAAGTTCTTTATTGCTCATTTTACCGGCAGATATAAGCTTACTCACAAAAGCCTTTTCTGCAATTTCCATATTGTTTAACTGCACATCTTCGACATCTCCGATGTATTCCCCAAGAGCCTCAAAAAGCTCCAATACACAGGGAGTCCCCTCCTCATCCGCAAGAAAACACATCAATGTTTTTCCACTAAAGGAAAACTCTAACACGGGAAGTTTCAATTCCATAGCAGGATGTTTAGCAATCTTCAATCTTAGAGTAGCCCCTCCGCCCAAATCTTTGTCCATGTACACGCTTTTCATTTTTTGTCTCCTAATAATCACTATATGAATCAAAGTTTCTAAAGCCCCTCTCTTTGAGACGCTGTTTCTGCTCTGCCCTATTTTTTAATATCATATACCCGTCCGGTGTAAAACGAGCACCGGGATGTATCTTATAGACCTCTCCGCTTTCAATCTGACTTATGTGCACCCCCAAAGCGGTAGAGATTCTTTCTTTATCCCCACAAGTACGGCTTCTTCCTATTGTGTAATCCCTGTTCATTTTTGTTCCGCAGGTACAGACGCACGGTTTTTTGCAGTCTTTCATGGACCGGAACTCCTCCACGAAACTTTTGCATTTTGGACATTCAAATGTATACAATGGCATTATTTTTTCCCCGCAGCTTCTCGCCTCATTGCCTCGTTATCCAAAAGTAGATACTTTATGCAGACTCTAATATAGTCAAGGTTTTCTGCAATCCGCTCTCTTGGGTCCCCGTGCCCAAAGCTGGCCTTTACAGAAAATGTCTTATTCCCTCTTGCTTTCGTTTTTGCCGTCCCCAGATTAGAAAGCAAAAGACTCATCTTAAAAAGCTCTTTATTCAGAAAAGACTCATACTCAAAATCACGCGGTTTCTTTTTCATTTATCTTCCAATCACAAGATACTCATAGGTGACTTTTTCCGCAGCATCCTCGTTCATTATATAAACAGCTGCCCCCGGCTTAAATACAGCAATCTCTCCCTCTGGGACATTTATCTCTTCGGAAAAAGTGGCAGCAGCATAGCTGGTATCAATTATAGCATCATTCGTAACCGCTTTGAATACAATAAAATCTACAGTACTGATGCCACCAAGGTCAAGAGCTTCCTCAGTATCTGCGGTAGCCTGTTCACGATAATTGTAATGGGATGCCGTTGGAGTATTTGTAAGAGCAAATCTATCTACAAAAGACTCCTCTTTGCCAAGGCCAAGCAAGTCAACAATTATATTTACGGATGCAGAAGCAGCCATTATGCCCCCCTTCTTTTCTTTTTCTTCACCTCACCAGCATAAGTTTTCCCGGCAAGTATCGCAATTTTGATATATCTGTTCTTTGACAGTTTCTTAGTTCTGACCTTCGCCCCTCGTTTTATGGCTCTCTCAAAAGCAACTGGCATTACTTCTTTCCTCTTAACCGTCTAATCTCTGCCTCAGTAAGCCCAGCATCTCGCAATCGCTGTTCTATTTTTTTCGTTCTTGCCGTATCCTTTTCTTTTTTCTTTTTTCTTTTCTTTCTTCCAAAAAATGACATTTTAGACACATCTGAATATCCAATACCTTTAGGCATTTTTAGTCCCTTCCAATTTAGCTTTTGCCAGAGCCATTTCATGCTCTTCTGGACTATAGTCTTTACCTCTCTTAAACAATTCCTTACCTGCCAAAGCACCAAGTCCGAGGGGGGCCAGCAAACCTAAGATACTAATTGGATTATCCGGACTTCCAATCAATAATTCCTGCAATCCTGTGGCATCCTCAATTGATGCGTTAATAAAACCTAAAGCATCTTTATAATCCATTTGGTCATCCTCTGCTTTCCTCTTCAACCCAATCTGCGTATCTCGGTGATTTATAATTATCTCATCTCTGGCACGCTTAGCGTCTGCTAAAGAGGGGAAATTGCCTATATCCTCTGGCGTTAACCCAGAATAATCTATTGACCTGTCTGGAAGATTCGCAGGTGTAACCTCGTCCAGAAGAGCCCTGCACCCCATAATCCCAAGTACCAAAATTAGAAACACTGTAGTTGCCACTGCTTTCATTTTTGTCTCCTATACTAAAACAAGTTCTTGGTGCAAATTTTTATGACAGTCTCTACAAAGCCAATCTACTTCGAGAGGCTTTGAGTAATCTTTGTGGTGTCCCTCTGTAAAACTCTGTTTCCCACAAAAAACGCAAGTGTCGGGCCGGTTTATTTTTCCAGCATCCACCGCGTGCCCTAATTCCCGCCTTGCTTTTGCCCTTTGTGGAAATTTCTCCCTCTGTCTTTTGGCATGGTTTCTGTAATACTCCCTGCCATTGTCAGAACTACAGTATTTCTTGTTTGCTTTTTGGTGGCTTTCAGTACCAGCAAAAGTCTGATAGTATTTTCTTTTTTGTTCTACTATCTTTTCTTTGTTAGTCTCCCGGTACTTTTTTGCTGAGTTTCGTTTTATGTCTTTTCCTCGTTGGCTCTTCCAAAACATCTTTTGACAGCTTTTACATTCTGTGCACAGTCCGTCCTTCTTACTCTTGTTTTTATAAAAATCAGAAAATTCCTTAATCTGTTTGCACTTACAACACTTCTTCATCTTTACTCCTTACAGATTATGCCCATCCGCCTGTAGTTTTTGTCGGCTGTTCGCCTCCGTAGACGCGGGATTAGAGCCGGTCCGTCCATCGACAATTCCGTTCTCTTTTACCTTGCCCTGTTCAGGGCTGTATGGATTAAGAGCAACACTGTTATTTGGCACTGCGGTCTCATAAAAATCATCAAATTCCCTGATTCCAAGAAGCTTTGCAAATCTTTTAGTGGCCTTTGGTACATTAACACTTACTCCCTGCTGTGCCGCTATTTGTAGAGTAGGCATAATCCACTGTGTCATCAATCCCATCGTCCTCTGTACTTCAAGAGTTGGATTCAATCTCTGCATAGAGTAGGGCTCTACTTCCATAGCATAGTCCCAAAACTCTCCCTCTCTTGCAGCCCTGTCAAATACAACGGGGATGTCTCCATATCCCTCAATTCTTTTTACTTTTGGAACGTCTATTAAGGGGTCGGTCCAAAAATACCATGTCATCTTTCTGGCTATGCTCGTAGCAAAATCATACACCTGTTGGAACATGTCATCCACGGATTTACTTGCGTTCGCCATCAACATTTGTTCTTGACCAAGGGTTTCCGCCTGAGAATTTCTTCCCCCCAGAGTATAGGCATTGTGGGCTTGAAGAGAAAACTGCTGTTCAATATAATTTATCCAATCATATTGATTTTTATCTATTCCCGGCCATTCAACAGTTTGTATCCCAGAAGCATTTGAAACTTTTATCGCTTCCCGATCTCCGGCTTCTGCCATTCTTGAGGCATCATCTACAGCATCCCCCTCATAAGCCAATACCGCTTTTTGGGAGTTTGCTTGTTTCCGCATCTTATTGACAATTACATTTATTGTGGAATCTAAATCTAACCAATACCAAACAGGGGGTATTGGTAAGGGGCTCCCCGGAAATTTCTTGAAATATAATTTATCATAAGGCCCGCCTTCGGGATTCTCCGCGTCCCTCGTCATTAGGATTTTTTCACTTCTTGGGTCTATTGTCAGTACTACATTCTCATCTGGAATCCAATAATCAGCAAGTTCAATAAACTCATTTAGGGTATTAAACTGACTGCTTTCCATAGACCCCTTTGATATTTTTTGCGGGTCATATTGTCTCTTGGTTCCATACAAATCATAACTGGACATCAGACTGTCTGCATGCTTCCTAAATAAATCCTTAGCGGCTTCAAGGGGCATACGATAAAAGTTTCCCTCAAATTCAAAATTCTCAAAGTTTTTCGCAGAGGGGTCCCCGATATAATCTACTAAGTCTACAACATCTGAATATACTTCCCCTACTGAGTGGGTATGTCCAAATATCTCTACCTCATGTGATTTCATAATGCCCGTTTTTACAATACCGAGTCCCATTAAAGCATCTCGTACCGCAGGACGAAGTGTCCGTTTCGCAAATTTTATTTCTTCAAGTAAATGATTGAAGGCAAGCTCAGTGGTCAGCGCAAATGGACGAAGCTCTGGATGTTTGCTGGAAATTAAAAGTCTGGGATTAGTCATTACCAAATAAGGTATCAGAATACTTAATCCCCTCTCCACTAAATTGATTGGGTGTGCGGCATCCTTAGTCTTTTTATCCGAGTAATATCCAGCTTCCAGAGCCCTTAAAATTATTTCCCGATTTCGCAGAGGGGGTTCAGCTATTTTCTGCCACACTTTGGTTGCAGAGAGCAGTCTTTTGGGGAAGGATATTTTTTTATCCGCATTAAAAATCGATGGCATAATCTACCCGTTAGTATATAAAACGCTGTTCTTTTTTGTCTTTCTTTATTCTTTTCCGCCGCTGTTGTATTCGACGTCCCAAGGTATTAGCACCCTCTGATTTTCGTTTATCAATTAGTGCCATTGGTTGGTAGCGTAACCCAAGATTACACAAACCCAAGGCAATGATTCTATCTCCGTGCGCAGAAGAGGCCTCAGTTTCCTCGTCCTCACTCATTTTGGCGGGGGCGGGAGTTCCGAAATTATTGAAAGTATAGCATTCAGCCTCTCTTACAATATTTATATCTCTTACTCTAACAAAGTTTCTCTTGGGTGTTTCTTTTAATCCTTCTGTAAGAGCCGCATCCAAATCCATAAGGAGGTGAAATTTGGTACCATCTGGTCCTTTGCTACTTGTCCATCCCCTTCTATTCTTTTTTGTTTTCTTTTTGGCCTTCTCGTCCCTTTGGATATAAATAAAGTGATATCCATTCTTTACAACTCTGTCCCCGAAATTCAATCCGGGACCATTTGCTTCCCATATCAAAAGGGGCTGTTTGTCTTTTCCGCCTATCCATTTGCACAAAGCAACAACCACATCCCCAAATTCTTCCGGGGGGGTATTAGGACAAATCCATTTTCCGATTTCTTCATGTAAGTCTACATCTACAATAGAGGCTACAGAATTAGAGGCCCCTCTTCCCAAACCTATATCACAGCCAACAATATAATTGTGGTTCTGATTTGGTCTCCCGGCAGTAAGCTCCCCCCACCACAGCAGTTTCTCTCGTTTGCCTTGAGTGAGTTTTCCTGCAACTGGAATACCTTGTTTATAAATTACTTTTATGTCCCCAGCAAATCGTCTTGTTCGTATTTGTTCCTTTTCTATCCTGTTTAGAGTAATTGGTGTAAACACAGAAGAGCCAGACCCTCTTGGTCGCATGTCTAAATTTCGAGCTACATCGCTTGGTCTTCTCTTACTCTCCTCCTTGTCATACCATGGGGAACGCCAACCACCCTCATTTAAGTCCCCGCCGTCAGCAACGAGATGGAGACCTTTCAATTTCGGAAGTTTACTCACAACTATAGGAGCCATACTCTCAATATTATCAAAAGTACCGGGATATAGTTTTCTGTAATATTCTATATCTTTTATCTTAACTATATCATAATCGGGACTTAGATATAAGCCTTTGTTTTTAGTCGGGTTCTCCCACCAAGGTAGTTTACAAATCTCTATGTTTCCGTATCTCTGTGTAAGCAATTGGTTATAGGGGTGTTGGGGACCCCAGAAGTGAGTAGAATTTACTATAACGCACTCCGAGGTATCATGCACCGAATCGATAATATTTACCGCCATCGCATGGTCCATTCTTCCGTACTCATCAACCAATATTGCATTCTGCCTATCGCCAGCCCCGAAATTCTCACTGGTGGCTTCCCCCAATA